AATTACTTTGCTACACTGTTTCTATTAAACGCTTATGGAGCGCATATGGCTATTGAGAAACCCATGATTCCTGCTGATCTAGATATAGAAGGTAATCCCTCTGAAGAACAGCTTACTGTTGAAATAGTAAATCCTGACTCTGTATCTGTGGGAACCGACGATGGTGGAGTTGTAATTGATTTTACTGGCGAAACAGTCGAAGAGTTTACAGAGCCAGATCACGATTCTAACTTAGCCGAGTTTGTAGACGAGGCTGATTTACAGTCTATGGCTTCTGAACTTTTAGATGATTTTAACTCTGATAGAGAATCCCGATCAGACTGGGCGAGAGCATACGTCAAGGGTCTTGACCTATTAGGAATGAAGATAGAAGAGCGGTCACAGCCTTGGGCTGGAGCTTCAGGTGTGTTTCATCCTGTACTGACTGAAGCAGTTGTTAGGTTTCAAGCTCAAGCTATGGGAGAACTATATCCAGCATCTGGGCCTGTTAAATCCAAGATTATGGGAAAACTTACTCCTGAGAAGATGGATCAGGCTGATCGGGTACAGACAGAGATGAACTATCTTCTGACTGAGGAGATGACAGAGTATCGTGATGAGTTGGAGCAGATGTTATTCAAGCTCCCACTTGCTGGCTCTGCGTTTAAGAAGATATATTATGATCCTCTGATGGATAGACCCTGTGCGGTGTTCGTACCTTCTGAAGATTTTGTAGCGTCTTACGGCACTACGGATTTAATGACGTGTCCAAGATACACGCATATTATGAAGAAGACAAAGAACGAGATATTAACATTGCAGGTTGCAGGGTTTTACCGTGATATAGAGATACCTGATCCAGCCCCAGACTTCTCTGACATACAGGAGAAATACGACGAGCTTGATGGAGAGAGCGCAATTCTTGAAGACGATGACAGGCATACTCTTTTAGAGATGCACGTAGATATGAATATGCCAGAGGAATTTGATGACCCTGACGGTATAGCCAGACCTTACGTTATTACCATAGAGAAGTCTTCAAAAGAAATACTATCCATAAGAAAGAATTGGTACGAGGATGACGAGAAGAAACGAAAGCGGCCTCATTTCGTCCATTACAAATATTTACCGGGGCTTGGTTTCTACGGCACGGGCCTCATACACCTCATTGGGGGTCTCGCTAAATCCGCGACATCAATCCTTCGTCAGCTTATTGACGCTGGTACGCTATCGAATTTACCTGCTGGTCTTAAAGCTAGGGGTATGCGTATCAAAGGGGATGATACACCTCTCATGCCGGGTGAGTTCAGGGATGTGGACGTACCGGGGGGTGCTATACGCGACTCAATTACATTTATACCTTACAAAGAACCTTCAGGCGTACTCTACTCTCTACTTGGAAACATTGTCGAAGAAGGGCGAAGGATCGGCTCCGTAGCCGATATACAAGTTGGCGATATGAATGCTCAAGCTCCAGTGGGTACAACTCTCGCTTTACTTGAGCGGTCTATGAAGGTGATGTCTGGTGTACAGGCTCGCCTTCATGCCGCGATGAAGAAGGAGTTAAGACTGCTTGCAAAGATAGTTCGTGACTATATGCCAGCAGAATATGCTTACGAGATGGATGGAGACTTCAACAGAACAGAAGACTTTGACAAACGAGTGGACGTTATACCTGTATCTGATCCTAATGCTGCTACTATGGCTCAACGTATCATGCAGTATCAGGCGGCTTTACAGCTTTCTCAACAGGCTCCACAGTTATACGACATGGGTAAGCTGCACCGCCAGATGCTAGAAGTCCTTGGAATCCAAGATGCTTCCGACATTATTAAGTTACCTGATGACATTAAGCCAGCCGATCCTGTTACAGAGAACATGATGATGCTCAAGCAAGAGCCAGTCAAAGTGTTTAAGTATCAAGACCACGAAGCACACATAGGTGTACACATGGCAGCGATGCAAGACCCGAAACTACGGGAGCTTGTAGGACAGTCTCCGTTTGCACAAGCTATCGGTCAGGCTATGGCAGCGCATGTTACGGAGCATGTGGCGTTCCAGTACCGTAGAGAAATAGAGAAGACGCTTGGTGTTGAGATGCCAAACGAAGATCAGCCATTACCAGAAGATGTAGAGATTCAACTCTCCAGACTTGCAAAGGATGCAGCAGACAAACTTCTTCAGAAAGATCAGATGGAAGTGCAGCAGAAGCAAATACAGCAACAACAGCAAGACCCTGTTGTACAAATGCAACAAATGGAGCTTCAAATGAAGCAACAAGAGTTGCAGCATAAGATTCAAATGGACACGGCTAAACTTCAGATTGACGCTGAACGTATATCTGCTGAGAACCAGAGAGAAGGCGCACGTTTGGGCGTAAAACTTGCTACTGATTTAGATAAATCACAACGTGAAGATCAGAAAGAGGGGGCTAAATTGGGCATAGATATAGCAAAGGAGCTTGCAAATAGGGATGGATAATGGGGTAATTGAGTTAATCAAGAAAAAAATTTCTGAATACAAAGAAGAGTTAAAAGATCATCTGGCTAGGGGTGGGGTTTCAGATTATTCAGAATATATGAGACTTGTAGGAAGACATGAAACTCTGAATTTGCTTGGAGCAGATTTAGGTGAGATAGAAAAAAGATTGATTGAAGAATAAATTTTTTTGTTCTATTTCTAAATTGGGAGCTTCGTGGATTTACCACGTGAGGTGACTGTGAGCCTGAAATCACTGCAAGGTAGGAAAATGTATACAAGCAAGAAAACAACCGAAGAAAAAGTAGCGACACAGCTACCAGAGCCAAAAGGCTACAAACTTCTCATAGGAATACCAGAAGTAAGTGAAACCACAGAAGGTGGCGTTATTCGTCCTGATGGTATTAAAACCGCAGAAGAAACAGCCTCTATCGTTGGTTTTGTTATAAAGAGGGGGCCAGATGCTTATTCAGATAAGAGCAGGTTTCCAAACGGGGCATATTGCGAAGAGGGAGACTTTGTTATCTTCCGCTCGTATTCTGGTACAAGATTTAAAATTTACGGCAAAGAGTTTCGTCTGGTAAATGACGATACGGTAGAAGCTGTGGTTGATGATCCAAGGGGGTATTCAAGAGCATGAATAATCTAGCTGAACAACAAGATATTGAAAACGAATCACCTGAAACACAAGATGTTGTGGTTGAAAACTCAGATTCTAATTTTGAGGTAGAGGTAGTAGAAGATACTCCAGAGGAAGAAAAACCTCGTCTAGCGGAAGATAGAGAGCCAGAAGTACCTTCTGATGATGAGATAGACAAGTACTCTGCTGGAGTACAGAAACGTATAAACAAGTTAAAGTTTGAGGCCCAAGAGCAAGAGCGGCAAAAACTTGAAGCCCACAAGCTGCAAGAAGAAGCTTTACGTTACGCTCAACAGATAAAAGCTGAAAATGAAAAGCTGAAACAATCACTTGATCAAGGTGAAGCTACACTTATTGATCAAGCAAAAGGGCGTATAACAGCCGAGCTTGATAAGGCAAAAACAGCGTACAAGGCAGCATATGAGTCTGGTGACCCTGATGCATTGCTTGCCGCACAAGAACAACTTAGTGCAATGCAGAATGAGCAGTACCGTGTTAATACGTACAAACCTCAACCCAGAATACAAGCAAACCCTACTCCGCAGCCACAGTATGCACAGCAGACTCCACAGATTCCTAGACCTGATGATCGCGCTTTGAATTGGGCTAAAAATAACGAGTGGTTTGAAACAGACTCTGAGATGACGGGATATGCGTATGGCCTGCATGAAAAGCTTGTAAAATCTGGTATTGATCCAAGAACAGAACAATACTACAATGAGATTGACAGCGCGGTTCGCCGTGTCTTTCCTGATAGATTTGATGATGGGCAGGTTGAGGAACCAGCACCCCAGCGTCAAAACGGCTCCGTGGTCGCCGCACCGTCTAAATCGACAAAAAAACCACGCACAGTGCGACTATCCTCGACGCAAGCTTCTCTCGCCAAGCGGCTTGGTCTCTCTAATGAGCAATATGCGGCGCAGTTATTGAAGGAGATGTCTAAATGACGAATAGAACCTCACGCACAACGGAAACTCGTGATGCGAGTAAACGTAAAGTGTCATGGACTAGACCGTCGATGTTACCAATCCCCGAACCACGCGATGGAATTGAATATCGCTACATTCGCACCTCTACCCTTGGGAATACAGATAACACGAATGTCTCGTCTAAATTTCGTGAAGGTTGGACACCTGTTCGTAGAGAAGATCATCCAGACCTTCATGTTGTGTCTGATATCGACTCACGGTTTCAAGACAATATTGAGGTTGGTGGATTACTGCTTTGTCAGAACTCTACCGAAAATGTGGAAGCTAGACGTGAAGCACAACTGCATCAGGCATCAAACCAGATGGCAGCGGTGGACAACAGCTACTTACGCAACTCAGACCCACGTATGCCCGTTCTGACCCCAGATCGGACTACAAAAACTTCGTTTGGTAAGTAACCCTGATAGGGGGAGCTTGCTGATACTTTAAATTTAAAGGAGTATGAGAGATGGCTTTAACGGCTGCTCCCTATGGCTTACGGCCCATTCGCAGAATGGACGGAATGCCGTATGCTGGTTCAACAAACCAGTATCTCATCGACCCTGCTGGTGAGGCAACTAACCTATTTTATGGGCAAGTTGTTATCATTGGGGCCGATGGGTACATTGCCCTGTCTACAGCGACAGGCGCAGACATAACTACAAACAACCTTGGTGGTAATGGCGTTGGTGCTATTGGCGTTTTTGTTGGATGTGAGTATGTTAATTCTTCTGGACAACTTGTTCAGGATCAATTCTACCCGACAGGAACATCTAACGGCGATGCTATAAAAGCATATGTCATTGATGATCCAAACGTCTTGTTCCAAGCTCAGTTAGATGCTGCTGGAGCGCAGACAATCATTGGCGCGAATACTTTCTTCGCAGCGGTACAGTCTACAGCCACTGGTTCTACAACCACTGGTAATTCTACCTCTGCTTTGGATGCGACAGTTAAAGCTGCCGCCGCCGCATTTCGCGTTGTTTCTCACGTTTCACCTGCTAGTGACGCTTTCCCAGATGTATTGGTTAAATTCAATCCATCAGCGCACAGCTTGATGAACAATGTTGGCTTATAAGGAGGTTGACGAATGGCTATTTCACGCGCCCAGCTTCTTAAAGAGCTATTACCGGGTCTGAACGCACTGTTTGGCTTGGAGTACGGCAAGTATGAAAACGAACACGCAGACATCTATGAGACTGAAACCTCAGAAAGAAGTTTTGAGGAAGAAGTAAAACTATCTGGTTTTGGAGCAGCACCCGTGAAAGCGGAAGGTGCTTCTATCTCATACGACAATGCACAAGAGTCGTTTACTGCTCGCTACAATCACGAAACCGTTGCTATGGGTTTCTCTATCACTGAAGAAGCGATGGAAGATAATCTATATGACTCTTTGTCTGCACGTTATACTAAGGCTCTTGCCCGTGGTATGGCTTATACAAAGCAAGTCAAGGCTGCTTCATTGTTGAACACGGGTTTCACCACCTTTAACTCAGGTGATGGTGCTACGTTGTTCTCTTTAACTCACGGCACTGTAGCTGGTGGTAACAATGCAAACAGGCTGGCAACTAATGCTGACTTGAACGAAACCTCGCTTGAGCAAGCGGTTATTGATATTGCTGCGTTCACTGATGAACGTGACTTGTTAATTGCTGCACGTCCACGCAAGCTGATCGTTCCACCTGCATTGATGTTCGTAGCAACTCGCTTGCTTCAGACTGATCTGCGCGTAGGCACAGCAGATAATGATATCAACGCACTTAACACCAATGGTTCTATACCAGAAGGTTATGTCGT